CACCAATTGAACCCCTGCTCCCGAGCAGGTCCTTTTGGTTTTCGATCGAATTTAAAGTTTGAAGTCCTTCCTGACTTCTGTGCACTTCTATAGAACATTGATTCGGCTTAACGCCATAATGCTTACTTCTAAAGTCAACCAAGCTACCAAGGAATCCTGGGATAATGTTTATCTCAATAATCTTTACAAACACGGTTATCGTATTGGAATGGCTCTCACTCGTGAGACCTTCTCAGTCTTAACCGATTTGTACGATCCTATCCCTATCATCCCCGGTACCCAACCCCCTCCTTCCGGTATGCATGAACTTGCTGCCGCCCATCAGCGTATTGCTGAGATCAATCTCGCCCGCAAAGTCGTCAACCACCAATCCTTTATTGAAATTGGCCCTAACGCAGCTGCGTTCGCCAAGAAGGCTATTGGTAAGACTAGCGCCCACGGGTGCACTTTACGTAGCGCTAGAGATCAATCCCGCCACGCAAAAGCCGCTGCATCCAACAGCGTCTGTGGATATAATCCCACTCAATCCCAACTTCTAGCCGTTCAGGCTGGAGGTGTCTCCAAACGCCAGATGCACTTAGACGTTCAGAAGCTCGCTAGCGGGATTCCCACGTCCACCTTCTGCCTGGCCGGTTGGCAAAATTGTGACGCGACAGCTCCCATCGCGATTGCCAACCACTCCCTCTACGACATTTCTTTCAGCGACTTAGCGATCGGAATGCGCAATCACAATACCCACACCATTTTCGCCTACATGCACTTCCCAAGCGAAATTTTGGATGTGGACAACTGGAATTCTTATGATAAAGGTTACAGATTCCGCCGAGTCCGTTCCCCCAAGTCCATTAAGAAACCTGCCAGAGACGAAGTCTTCTTCTCTTGGCTTTCTGATACCGCCTTCGGTTACATTCACGACTACGCAACTTGGATTCCGTACTTAACCGTTGGTGGTTTCGACACCCCGTTTGGGTTTTCTGTGCTCATTGAAAAGACCGCCTGGAAAGGGTCTCAATTCGAGCTCTGCATAAGTAGAGTGACCGCCAAAGGTCGCTTCAACTATATCATCCCCAATTCCTTGTCCGACCTGATCAAGGTCCCAAACATGCGAATTCTTGCATCAAAAGGATTCTGCAAGCGTCATTTTGACGCCAAGGACAACTCCAACTACATCATTACTGACGGCTCTAAAGTACGCAAGTTGCTCGATTTTATCAATGCACGCGCGGAAAAGGGCTTCAGTCTTGAAGTCGTGAAAGGGTACGCCCGTACTCTCGTTTCCGAGATCAGACTAGGTGGTCATCTTGCTGAAACTCGTTGGCATTGTTCCACCTCTGAATTCTCCGACATCTGCGTTTCTGTTTACTTGTTAGCCAAGTATCAACGCATGATGGACTCCCTCATTGTTGACATGGCTTCCAACCATTTGGATAAACTTAATTCTTCCCCATCCTTTTGGACCCAATTCCGACTCACTCTCGAGGACTTCTTCGGATGTAAGTTCGCCCACAAGCACTCCGTCACCCATGATATGATCAATGCGGCCGAATGCACTGATAACATATTCCATAAAACAGCCCTGCAATTCTTCCGAGATCATGAATCCTATTCTGAAGTTCGTGAATGTGGGTGGGATATGGAAGTTTTCTTCGGTTTTAACCCCGACGACGCAGAACCGTGCATCGAGCCGAAATTTGACGACATCGTCGCCGCTCGCGATCACACCATGACTCAAATCCCCTCTGACCCCATTGCAGCCGTCACTCCTGATTGGGCTCTGGCCTTCGGTCTCCCAGCGAACAAGGTACCTTCCATCGGTCCAGTCTACATGGCTGAAGATCAACATTCTATCTTAATCGAGGAATGCGAGAAGAACGCCAATTCCCTCCCCGCCGAAGCCAAGGCGCTTAAATGCGTCCTGTCAGTCGCCGCCCTGGAGTTACGTAAACGCACCCCCTCTAAGTTACATGTCGAGAACATGATGGCTTTGATAGGCGTACCTGGTGGCGCTAAAACCGGTCTCGTGATCAATAAGATCATCCCTTCCTGTGTAGTGGACGGTCCCGTCCTCGTCCTTTGCCCGACCCGAGCTCTCTGCGATAAGTACTCCCCGGATTTACATGGGGATTCTGAAGCTTCTACCGTTCATAGCGGTCTTCGTAAGCTTCCCGCAAAAAAATGGAGTCTTATAGTCATCGAAGAAGCTTTCACGCTTCCGATCGCCTATATTAACTTCATCGCAGCGGAACACAGAGTTCTCCTTGTTGGCGACCCAAAGCAGATTCAGCATGTTGACTTTTCCGGATTGTGGAAAGGTTGCACCATGTTAGAGGCTCTGTTACCCTCCCTACCCACCCACGAGATCAAAACCACCAAAAGGTGCCCCGTTGATGTCACCCAATTGCCGATAATCAGAGCAGCTTATCCCGGCATCCAATCTGATAGTAAGAAGACTACTAGCATTACTTACGTCCACCCTAAATTCAATAGTGAACAGGCCACTATAGTCTGCTTTACCCAGTTGCAGAAAACGCAGCTCTCCAATTCTTTGAATAGAGTAGTCTTCACAGCCCATGAATGTCAAGGGATGACCTTCCCGAGTGTCATTCTCCATTACAATGGCACCCACGCCGAAGAGGAATTGATTAAGAAGTCCCCCAATCACTTGATTGTTGCCCTCACCCGCCACACCAATAACCTCTACATCCGTGATATGACCCAAGGTACTCTCGTGACCTACATCAACGACTCAGCTCCCCTCAATTTGATTGCCGACCAAAGCGCAATCGACCTGGCCGCATTAGACGCCACCCCTAAGGCCAAACCGGTCACCCTGGAACAGGCCGTTCCTGCCGACATCCCCTACGCTTTCACCAAGTGTGAAGCTGCTTCCGCTGAACTAGTTATCAATAAGTATTACCCTGCTGAGGCCCCAAAAGAGAACGTTGCCACCACCAGCACCATTCTTCCCCTCGGTCAAGATGCTAAGGGCACAATCAGGCTAGCTGAACTGGGTGATGAAGAGCGTTTCGAGCAGAAGACACACAAGACCTATAGATTCCCCGTCCCAACCCGTGTTATGGTCACGAAGGGCCATAATAAACACCTTCTACTCCGTACTAATTTGGAGCGTTTGACCCATGCCACTCGAAATATGGATGAACAAGTTTGTGCCGTGCTCTCAAAGCGCCTGTTCAAGAACCTCGCTGATGAATTTGACTGGACCCTCCCTGCTAATTTTCACCACCAAACCTTCCTAGAAGCAATTGAGAAAATGAACCTCCGTGGTCATGATATGTCAGATCTTAAGGCTAGTGTAGACTGGAATGAAGGTTACGTCAGCCTTGTGAAATCATTCCTTAAAGCCCAGCAGAAGCCCTGTTTAGGTAAGGACCCCCACTCAATGGATAAAGCCGGTCAGGGGATTAGCGCTTGGGATAAGACCCTAAACACGCTCATGTCACCCTGGACCCGGGCCTTAGAACAGGTGCTTGTTAACCAAAGCCACGGTAAGATCCGCGTCATGTCTCAAATGACTGACCTTCAGGTCATGGCCATTTTGGAACAAGACGGTTTACCTTCCGACAAATTTTTGGACAACGATTGGACCCAATTCGATTCAAACCAAAATAACCTCACCCGTTCTATCCTTCTCCGCGCCCTTAAAGAGATCGGTTGCCCCCCTGTCCTATTGGAACATTTCGAGGAACAGCTTAAAACAAGGCGTATTTGTACCTCTCAAAGCTCCCTTCAGGTTAACGATAAGAAAGACTCCGGTGCCCCCCACACCCTTGTTGATAATTGCCTCTTCAACCTCGCCATTTGCATGGACCTTATGGCTGGGTACCGCCACCTTTATATTAAAGGTGATGACTCTTTGGCCAGAGGTGAGGACGTCTCATTCGATATGGACAAGATGAAGTATTACGTCAACACCTGTGGGTTTAAATTCAAACCTAATGCAGCTAAATCTGGTCAGTTCGTTTCCTTTTTAGTAAACGCCCAAGGTGTGGCCCTCGACTTGCCCCGCGTCACCGCAAAAGTTTTGTCTCGTTGCTACACTGATCGTGAGGACTTCCTCAAGTATCAAGAAGCCGTTTCAGCCACTCTCAGCCCCATCAGGTTCGAATCCGGTGTTAATATGTGCAAGGTTAATTCCCTCCATTACACCGATTCGGCCCGCTGTGAATCTGAATTCGATGTTCTGATGAGCTTCCTTTTCCGCTTCGCCCGTAAGGAAATCCCGTTCTCCGAACTCTACCAGTCTGAAGCCATTTATTACAAAACTGACGCTCCCGCCACCTCCGACTTGATCCTCACACCAATTAAAGTGAAGAAGACCAACAAACAAAAGGTCGCTCGCTTCGCCGCTAAAGCCATAGGTAGTCTTGTCATGTAGGGTTATTAGTTATTTCATTCCAATGTCACTCCCCACCTATTTAAGAAATGGCACCTGCCCCTTCCAAACTCCGGTCCCGAAAACGAGTTGGACGCAACAAACGTCCAACGCGATCAAGTCAGCTTCAAAGTGTCATGCAAGCCATGTCATCCCTGTCCCTACTCCGCCCCTCCAAGAGAACCATTCCCCCCAAGGGCGCGCGCAGGCCAAAGACCATCTCAGCCTCCACCGGTGTTAAACAACATCGTGAAGTCGGAACTGAGTTCCTGTCTTTTGTCACCGTCCCCGCCGCCAGCACCTTTGGATCCCTCCTTTACCAATTAGAGGTCAACCCGATGGCTCTTCCCCGTCTCTCTGTTTTCGCTTCTCAGTATAAACAGTGGAAGGGTGATGTGTCGTTCGTTGTCGAGTCACTGGGTAACGCTTTCAGCACATCCTCTGTCTCGATCGCTTACGTACCAGATCCAGATCCAAATGATATCCCAACCGATCCTACCGCACTCCTGCGCATGATCAACTCCGCTCCTTACCAGAAGAATCTGCATCTCCAATCGCAAGGTTCTGCTTCTGTCCTCGCCCCCTGGAGACTCTCCACGAATCCCTGGAAATTCGTTCAGGATACTGACCCATCAGACCGTGCGAATGGATTGTTCCTGGTCGCGTCGAACGGGTCCCCCGGCACCGCCGATATACCCCTTAAAGTTTCTGTCCGTTACAATGTGACGTTTCAAGGCAACACCTACACCCCGTTAGAGAATGCCTTGGCTAATGTTTCCCAAGTAGTTTATGGGGTGAACAATAGCTTCTCTGACATGATCTTCACCGCCACCACCGGAGCTTCCAACTGGACTCTTTCCGGTTCCGGCAATGTCGTCCTTACTCTCAACTACCCATCCGGGACCGTTTCCAACAAGTATGTTGGTAATTGGACCTCTCAGGTAGCTGGGCTTCCTTACACTGCTAACATGTTTGTGTTAGCTTTTGCTCCTTTAGCCACCACCGCTGCCAACATCTCCAGATCTACTCTTGTGGGTCTTGTTGTTAGCGCCACTCAGACTGTTTACACTTTCAATTCCGCTATTTCAGCACCTCCCGGCACAGCTGCCGGGAACTTCGCCGTCTACCCACGTAGTTCAGGCCAGTAAGTCCCTATCAACTTTATTAATTACCTCTTATATGCCCCGTATATTTAGGTCTAGCACAATGCATTTGATCTCGAAACGATAGTACCCGAGATCCTTCCACT